ATTGTTGGTATTGTACACGAGCGAGGAATGAGCGGTTTGGCGCAGAAGAATCAAATTATGATGCTCAACAACCGCTTCCAGCCCGACCTCATTGAACTTGAAGGTAACAACTTCCAACGCATGTTCCAAGCCGAACTGCTTGAAATGCGCCAAGATATACCCATCAAGACTTTCATGACCACCCGTACACGCAAGGAGAGTCTATTCATGTCACTACTAATGGCTTTTGAGCAAGGCCAAATTCAAACTCCATATGGTGACAAACGAAGCCGTGAATTTACTCACAAATTAGAAACTGAACTCAATCGCTTCGGTATGCAAAAGAATGGAAAGTTGGAAAGTGTAGGTACACACGATGACTTGGCTATGGCTCTTGCACTGGCTAATTGGGGTACGAAAGAGTTCAAGGGTTCAGTTGTTTTACTTGACGATGTATTACCGGGCTTTGATGAGTGGATTCGTGGTAAACCACACCGTTCACAAGACAACAATCCTGCTGATGGGTGGATGATACCATGATGTTTCCTTTTGATGAATGGGGGTTTTTGAATGTCTTGTGAATGTGGACATTGTGTTGGAATGGGTACCGCTTGGGACTCACTTGAAAAGAAACTTTGCCCTGCTGGTAAAGCGGCGGCTAAAAAGAAATTTGATGTTTACCCATCAGCCTATGCAAATGGGTGGGCAGTACAATACTGCCGTGGTAAATTTAAGGGTAAAAAGGGGAAGAAGAAATGATTGAAATAGATTATGTCATGGCTTTTCTTAAATCAAAGGAAGGGAGTGAGATGAAACTCAAAAAAGACAAGTGTTGCTGTGGTGGTAACAAAAAGACTCCTTGTGTATGTATGATACAGGGAAATCAATGTTCGGCCACATCCCCTAAATGTCCTTGTTATTCTTTACTTGATAAACAAAAGAAGTCATTGAAAAAAATGGTCGGTGTATATTGAATGTCCGACCGATGTACCTGTCATGATGTACTCATTGTGAAAAACTTGAATCGTTGGTTCAAGGAAAAGTGGGTGGATGTATCTCGTAAAAATAAGGATGGAAAGCACCCTCCGTGTGGCCGCAGTAAAGCCAATAAATCAAGCAAAGGGTATCCTAAGTGCAGACCTTCGGTGAAGGTTAGTAGTAAAACTCCAAAGACCAGTGGTTCTATGTCCACGGGTCAAAAGCAAGCCGCCACCAAACGCAAGCGTGCAAAAAAGCAGGGCGTTGGCGGCAAACCAACAGTGGTGAAAGCAATGAAAGATGAAAAGAAAGGCAAGAAAGGAATGGTCATGGTGATTGCGGTCACCGCAAAACCAAAGAAAGTCGCCGTTAAGAAGAAAAAGGATTAAAGCCAAAGGTCAATTGAGTGGTCATTATGTGGGGGAGTATGTTAATCGGCGACGACTACGATGTACCCTTGAAAGTTGGTGATGAATTTTCTAATACAGTGTTAAAGAATCTTGGTCAACACCCATTCTTTCAGCCACAAGATATACCTTTAGAGACTTTATATATGGTAAAAGAGGACAAAGACGCAGTAAATCTTTTTTCAAAAAACGGTGATGGGTGGTTTGAAAGTAAGTACGGTACAGATGCAAATACTATAATTCGTATGTGCCGTAAGATGCGAAGACACGATAAAGTGTTTAAGTCCGAGTATGATACCATCATAAATGACATACGCCGTGTAAAGGCAATGGAAGTTGATGCTACCATTAAAGCACTCTCTTGGGGTGAAGGCATGGAGGATGTGATACGCAACATTGGACTAAGTGACCGCTCTTTGAAAGCCCTGCGTAAGTTCGGTGAAGTAAGAGGTACGAGTTTACAAAAAGCATGTCAACAATACCTCAAAGCCATGACTGTTTTACAACACCTTAATGACAAAACTGATTGGGATTCTAATGACCAACAGAACTGGGTATCTGCTAATGGATTGAAAAAAGATGCTCAAAAATCATGGAGAAATACACTTCATCAAATTGATAATTTGAAGAAAACGGATATAGCCGCTTTAGAATATGCTTCAACTGTACTTGAACTGGAAGGAGAACTTGGTAGTAGAGAAATAGTACGCCGAGGGTATGGTACACTCAATAAGTCAATGACACCTGCAAAGATGAGTTCCCTTCTCAAAATGTATGGTGAGGAAGTAGATGTTTACCGTGGTGGTACTAATGGTACTTATGTTAAACAAGGCTCAAACGGTTTCATCATCAAAGATACATGGGCATATACCGCCGGTTTTGTAGATGCTGACGGTAGCATTTTCATTTCCGAGCGAGGTGACCCCCGTGTTACTATTGTAGCCAGTGGTAATAATGGAAAAACACACTGTGAAGAATTACAAAAGATGATTGGATGTGGCCGTCTTGTATCCGACCAAAAATTGGCTAAAAATACCATTAAACCAGTACATCGCCTTATATTCTCTTCAAAGAATGATATAAGGGATATATTGAAAGGAATCATCCCTCACTTAAAATTGAAATCGTTGCAAGCAAAGGCTGTTTTAAATTATATTGATGAAAAGGATTCAATGCGTAAAACAGAATTATATCAGTTGGTAACATTCAATAATTGGAAAGACCATAAAAGTAAAGCCACTACTCTCTTGGATAAGTGGGGCGTTGACTTAGACACAATTGGTGGATATGCGGAGGGACTATGATGGCTGAGGAACAAGGAAGAATATCTCGCTTTTTATCAGCGTTAGGAGGGCCATTCCGCCGTAAGGAATCCCCAACCCCCACTATGCCGCTTTGGACAAGTGGTATTCAAGAACCTGTCATGGCTCAAGGAATTACTATTCCTGCCTTGTATGCTGTAAGCAATGAGTCACTTATTCTTCGTACAGTCCTTGCAAAACTACGACAAGAAATGTTTCGTCGTGGTTATTACTGGGAAAAGAAATTTGCACGCAAGTGTACTGTCTGCGACGAAGAATATCAAAGTGAAGTAGATAGTTGTACAGAATGTGGAGGGGAAGTTCGTAAACCCGACCCCGATGAATTAACATATCCTAAGTGGCTATTAAAGCAAGAAAACAGTATGGAACAATCATTTCTGCATGTCATAAATGAGATAGAAAATGACCTCAATGTAGTGGATGATGCTTTCTTAATTCTTGTAAAAGAATACTTTATTGACCCTAAATCAAAAGAAGTAGCATTTTACAGAGTGAAGGAAGTTATTCGTGGTGACCCCATTTTCATGCGTATAGTCGCTGATAAAAGAGGTGTTCGTGGTGGACGCTACAAAATCTGTCTTATCCATCGTGATGAAGTTAAAACACACGCTGAGGATGATACATGTGAACAGTGTGGTGCTGAACTTCAAGATGTAAACTATGTCAATATGGCTGGAAGTGGAAAAACACAGTATTTCACTGCCGGTGAAGTTCTCCATGTAAGTAAATACAAACCCTCCAAGTTGTATGGTAGGTCACCAGTAAACACAATGTGGCGACAAGCCATGACTTTGACAGCAATGGACAATTACATTTACACCGCATATCAAAAGCGAAGAATGCCTAAAGGTATAGTATCGGTAACAACTGACAATCTTGAGTCTATGAAATCGTTTTGGAAGGCTGTAGATGAAAAGATGGAGCGTGACCCTCACTACATTCCGAAAGTGGGTATTGAATCTTCATCCGGTCGTGGTGGAGTTAATTGGATTAAATTCATGGACACCCTTGAAGAAATGCAGTATATGGCTGTTCGTGATGAAATACGAAATCGTATGGCCGCTTTCTATGGTGTATCTTCTGTATTTATGATTGATAGTGGTAAATCCGGTGGCCTCAATAATGAGGGTATGCAGATTCTTGTCACCAACCGTGCTGTAGAATTTGGACAAAAGGTGTACACCGAAGTTCTTTTCCCTCGTCTTTTGAGGGAAATGAGCGTTGAAGATTGGAAATTAACTCTCTATCCAAACGAAGAAGAAGATGAAATTACTCGCCTACGCCGTGATTCGGAAGAACTCAATGTTGCACAACGCATGGCTCAACTTGGCTTCATGCCCGAACTGATTGAAGATACGGCAAATCGTGACATTCGTTTCACCTACAAGCGACCCGAACCTCAACCACCACAACAAGGCGCACCTCCGGGCGGCGCACCACCTCCGGGTGGTATGCCTCCGGGTGGTATGCCTCCGGGTGGTATGCCTCCGGGTATGCCTCCGGGTATGCCTATGGGTGGTATGCCTCCGGGTATGCCTATGGGTGGAAGAGGGCCACAAATGCCTCCACAGTTGGCTCAACAGATTATGCCTCCACCTCAACCGGGCGGTCAAGGTGTAGGTTTGCGAAACCGTGGGCCAGCCGCTCCACAGCGACGAGGAAGCATGGGAAGTGGTGCGCCGTTTACTAATGTACAACAGCGAGGGCCACAACCTTCAATGCAACAGAACATTAGCAATGCACTACTGGACGCAAGACGGCCTCGTGGGCAATAACCTTCTTAAACACGAATGACATGAGACAAACATAGCAGGGATTAACATGGACTTACTGAAAATGCACCCGATGGCCCGAAAGATGGAACAAGCACAAAAAGCATTTATTGATGCTTTGGAAACTGGCGACGGTCAACTTGCAAAGCAACATCTTACCGAAGTACAGAAATTAAGTGACTTTCTTGCTGATGATTTAGTCAGTGAAATTACAAAGGGAGATGTAGTAACACCTCAAGGCCCACGAGATATGTTCGCAGGTGGCGTTCCAGTCATTAAGATGGAAACCAAAGAACTAACAAACCCTATTCTTGAAGGACAGCGACTCGGCTTTATGTCTTCTTCCCGCCACACCACTAATTACAAGCGCAGTGCAGGAAGTTACGGTCGTAGAGTTTGAGGTGTTTGAATGAGTGACACTTCAAACGCAGAACAGTTAATTGGTGTGCTGATTAACAAAATGGAATCAATGGATTCCAACCTCATGCTTCTAAAGGCTGAGAATGACGCATTAAAGCAAGTCATCAACAATCCTCAACAACTTCTTCGTAAGATGGGACTTGTGACGGTAAATACTCCGTTTACAAACGATTTACAAATTGACCCGTTCCGTGGAGATATGGAACTTGATAATGGAACTCTTCTTAAGAGTACACCGGGTATCGGAACAATGAGTAATGAAGATATTCACAACATGTCATGGGAACAAATTCATGAAATGGCTATAGGAGCAAAGGGGGCCGTACAATGAAGCCAAGACCAGTTGATAACGGATATTTAACAAAAGCACTTGAACTTGAACAACGACTTGAAGCCTTGGAAATTTCCAAAGCAAAGTGTGACTGTAAAGAAGGAGAATGTGATTGTAAAGACTGTCCTAAGTGCGGCTCTAAGATGAACAAGATGGGTTGTATGAAGATGGGTTGCGGTGGTAAAATGGCTAAGGCCGAACCGGGATTCACGGCAGAAAAAATCTCCAATGTTAATCCTTCATTTCATGCTGAATCGGGTGGGCAAACCAAGAGTGGATACTTTACTACAAACGGAAAAACCATTGAATCCGAGGATGCAAAACCAAAGCGTGCTAAAGACAATAAGAAAGTTGACATGGGTAAACTCGGCGGTCGTATGAATCCACACGCTGGTACTGGTGTAGAGCGAGAAGACTCGGCTGGTGTTTGAATGCCTAACCCAAAAGCACAATTGCGTGAAAGCGGCGCACCTGTGATTTGTGGACTTTGTGGTGGAACTGAACGAAGTGGTTGTCTCTTAAACAGCGGCATGGATATACACGCTTGTCCACAGTTTAAACCGCTATGATTGGCGGTGATGATGTGGACGACCATTTCTATGTATGCAGTAATGAATTACTGAAATCATTGGATGACGGTCTTGACCTTCGTACTGCGGCGGCTGAGTACATTCTTGCCTTTGAGAATCTTGACAATACTCCTTCCGAGCCGTTGTATAAATCATTGAAGAATACTGCTGATATAATTCTTAAAGACGAAGAAGATGCGGCTACGAAAGAAGAGGAAAAAAAATACGAGTATCCCGAAGGAGAAGGTTATCTCTTTGCACAAACTCATACTCACGGTGAGCCTACAAACCATGTATGGAAAGACGGATTACAAACATCATTAAATCCAAAATTTGCTCATGCAATGTGGCCTTATTACCAACCACCCAGTGGCGCACATCCATACCAACGCCACCACTTTCCTTTCCACGAGACTAACCACCCTCTTCTCCGCACTAACGCTGTTACAGGTGACCCTCATTATGTTCGTATGCTTCGTGCTTGGGCACTTGCTGGACACGGTAAAAGAGAAAAGGATATGGAAAAGAACTTCTTTGACAAACTCGGTAAAAAGCACCCTATGATTGCAGGTTTTCAGCACGATAACAGTGGTAAGAAAGTGAACATTATTGGTGATACACGACCTTCGGGTACACTTCATCATCATCAACATGATTTGTATGACCGTGATTACTTTCGTTGGTTAAAGAATAACTCCAACCGTCAAGAAGAGTTGTTAGCAACAGGAATGTCCAACGCAGAAATGAAAGAGCAATTGCGTCAAGAACACTTTGAAGACCGAGCGGCCATGTGGGAAGACAACGATACAACATTGAGTGATTCTTACGAAGAACATCCAAATCGCCTCGGTCATCTTGGTTACATGCTTGGTCTTGAATGGTTAAATCCCGAAGAGCGTTCAGCAGTAATGCAACATATAGGCGAGAAGGGTCTTGATGACCATGAATTGATTACTCTCCCCAATGGAGAAAAGATACCATCCGCTCGTATCAAATACAACGCACTTATGCGTAAGACTCCCGAAATGAATTGGGCTATTCGTCCTATGACACACATGGGACGCAATGCCCATTATGAGCAAGAAGACAATGATAATGATTATACTAAGGGTGAACAAGGTATGTTCTTACAACAAGGACTTGGTACTCTTGCTCATGAACCGTTAGAAGAGTTTGACGGTCAATCTATCGCTTCTCATATTCTAAGCCGCATAAAGGATAACTACGGTACTGAAAAGCGTATGCGGTATCTCCCTCGTCTTAACATACACAAAGAACCAATGAAGGAACTTGAATATGATGAATTACTTGATGCGTCAAGAAGTCATTTCAAGGGTAAACAAAATTTAGAAAAAGTGAGGATGACTAAAGATGACCTTCTTTATTTGGCTGGTTATGACCCAAAGACACGGGAATTGATGAGCGAGCATCCTATTCATGGTAAACTGAATGAACCCATTGTAGATGCTGGAATGATTGACTACATTGAGGCTGTCGCTAAAACACGGGCTTCACTTCATCGTCAAATAAAAGACATTCGTAATCATCGTGCATTCTTTACTTCACCCTTTGGCCCACACCCCGATGAAGAAAAGCCCGAATACTGGGAAACAAGTGCTGATAATGATTTTACTTACGGCCCCGGACATTTTTGGAGTACGCCGTTTCAAAGTACAGGTGGGGCAGGAATGTCTTACGCCACATACATGGAGATGCTTCAAGCGACACACACTCAAGAAGATGGTTCAACACCATTTATTGAAAGCAGGGATGACACAGGTGAAAACTTCTTTCAACCAAACATGATGAATGTAACTCTCGCTAATCACTTCATGCCGTTGAGGTCAAAAATCATAGGTGATTACAGCGGTACAGATAAAAAATTCGTATATCATAATGATGCAGAATTACTTCAAAATATGCTTTCACCATTCGGTGTTTCAAAGAAACATACTAATCGTGAAGGTTCTACAAACAAAAACAACATCACCGAACACAAGTCTTCACTCAATCCTCAGTATGAATACGCCATACGACACATGAGTGGTAGTGAAAGAAAGGACAAACTTGGCCCACATCTTCAACCTCTTCAATTCCCACATACTGTAATTCCTAATTATCACATAGGTAGTAAAACTGGTTATGGTTCAGCACCTTCCGATAGTAACCTTCACCGTAATGCACAACTCGCTCACTTTATAGAAACATTGGGAGGTCGTATGAACCACCCTCACACCCCTGCTAAAAAATCCATGCAAAAAGCAAAAGATTTCATGCGAGGGGATGAATCAGCCAGTGGTGGTATGTCCCGTGATGAGTTTACAGACTTCATGAGATGGGGAAGCGGTACAGGTTTTTCTTTCAAAGCACTCAAAAATCAAGTTCTCAATAACAAGGATATGAACCATACTATGACTGCTATCACTCAAGCATCAAAGATACTGGGAACACAAAACCCAAAGGAGATTCTTGAATACCTTATGCACGGTAAAAACCCCTTCCCGATGGCTGTTGACCACCCCGAAGGTAAACATCCCGAATTGAATGATGCTTTGTTAGCCCGTAAACTTGGAGAATTTGATATTGATAAATTCAATAGTGGTATAAACAGTATGAAAGACAGTATGAATACTGAGATTGAAAACAAGAAAAAGAATCAAAAAAGTAAAACCATAATGACCACTGATGAAAAAGATGTGGTGTCACGCTTTTTACAATTCGGTGGTATGATGCCCGCCTCTCAAGAAGAAAGCGAGTTGAACACCAATCTTGATATGATGAATCAGCAATTGATTGACACACCTGTTGAGCAACGAGGCGAACTGATGCAACAAATTCGTGACACTACTGAGCAACTTGAGCGTGTACAACAAAAAATGAACAAAAAGAGCAGTTCCTCTCATTGGGAAAAGGATGCCGCTCGTACACATACAATTTTTAGCGGCCATCGTAAAACAATTGCCGAGGTAGCACGAGATGTTATACTACCAAAATATCTTGAGCATGACCCAAACGCCTTTGACCCGAATGACCCGGAAACATTTATTGCAAACCATCACCAACTTATGCGTGATGCTCAACGCTACATCGCATCTGTACCTCATTCAGTGCATGGTATAACAACGACTAATTATGGTATAGATACCTCGGTAAAATCTTCATCAAAGGGTGTGCAAAATCCACTACATGCTACGGTAGGTGAGCATTTATCCACGGATGGAAAGATGATTGATGGTAATATGAGTGTAGATGAAGTGCTTAAAATACTCAATATAGAAAAGACCCCTGTTGGTAAAGAAAAGGCACGAGAACTCATTGCCGCTTCTAATGAAGCCAATACACCTTTATTTGCATCAACTATCAAAGACATTTTACTTAGCGGTAAAGTTCCTAACATAGATGCTATCAATCTTAATCAATTTACAGATGAAGAAATGATGAGTAAGCCCGAAGAGGAATTGACAGATGAAGAACGCTTCTTCCGTCATGCACGAGAAAATGGTTATCATGATGCAATAAATCATTACCAACAACAAACGGATAACAAACAATGGAAAGGGCACCACTCTCACGCTGTACCTCGTTACATGGCTATGAAATTAAATCCTCAGCAATTTGGTTATTCTATGACGGCGGCTGGTATAGGGGCAATAAGTGGAGATGTACACAATGCAAAAGGATTCAAAAGCAAATCATTGGCTCGCACAACGAACACAACGAAAAATCATCTTGATACCATCGTTCACTTTGACCCTCGTGTTATGGATGATGAAGAAGGTATCTTTACTCCGGGCGAAGAAATTTCACAAACAGCAGGTTTTGGACAACGACCTGTAGGTGCGGCTACACCTGCTAACACTGCTTTGACAGACCACTTTGACAGTGGTGCATGGCATCACGGATATGAATTAACACCGACAGTTGGTGCTGAGTTTGACGCTGAGGGAAATATATTCGCAGGTTCACATGTTAGTACAGGATTGTATCACAGTGTACCTCAAGAACTCACTGAGATGGTACATGGAAAAGAAATAGCAAATCAAGTGTACACAAACGCTCCACCACCAATGAACCCTTCTAACGCTCACCAAAGTATGAATCTTGAATCGGCTGACACAGCGAGTGATAACATGTACACTGTAGCGGCCAGTGAGATGACTGAACTTATCACATCACTTCTTGACCCCGATATTATGCTTACAAAGAGCGATGATGCAAAATGGAGTCCACCTGTTCGTCCTATGCACCGTATCTTTGAAATGAGTGACTTAGAACATTTGCGTGGTTTCAGTGGTTCATGGGTTGTGAGTAAGTGGTACGATGGAAAGCGTCTTGTTATTGTAAACAAAGATGGAGAGATTACAGCGTATGACGAAGGTGGAAGAAAGAAGGGTCTTCGTAAAGCCACGAAAGAGGCTCTTGAAAAGATGAATGATAAGAATTACACGCTTGATGCTATACTTGGTGAAGAGGAATTACACATCATTGACATTATCAACTACGATGATAACAATGTGGCTGAAATGCAGATGTTTGAGCGATTGAAGATATTGCGCTCACAGTTTGACAGTCAAGAACATGTTATTGTACCCGGCCCGCACGATACTCGCATGACGGATGATGAGGGACTGGAAGAGGCTGTAAAGAATCTCAAAGAAGACCACGATAACATTCTCCTTCGTGATAACAAATCAACATACATGCGTGGAGAACGCCGCCATCCTAAGTGGGTGTTGTATCGTGATACTCGTGATTTCAACTTCATAGTCCTTGACCGAAGAGGCAAAGGCCCATACACATACCAACTCGGTGCTGGCCCTATTCTTGAGATAGAGGGACTTGGAAACCGAGCAGTAGAACATAAAGGAGAACATTACATGGATGTAGGTACTGCACACAATCAAAAGAAAGTCTTCAAGGTTGGAGATGTTGTTCGTGCATCCATTACAGGTATCTCAAAGAAGAATCGCAAAAATCGCCCCGTGTACAATGTACAGTTCAAAGAATTGGAAGGAGAGGGCGAAGGAGAAGGTGCGGCCAGTACAGAATCTCTTGACCTCATGACTAAATCCTTCCCTCCAATTCTTATTCCACACGATATAGAAGTTGGTGATAATGAACTTCAAATCGTGTTGAAGGGTATTGATACAGTAGTGTATAAGATGGAGGAATTGAACGATACATGGGTATTACATTCTCCTACAAGCACTATGGGTGTTCTAACTAAAACTGATTACCCAGTAATCCTTTCCGAGAGTCTTATGCCGTTTTGGTCTTCTGTAGCACCGTTGTTAGTAAAGGGATACTTACAGAAAGCAACAGAAGTGGATATGCCTAAGAAGCCCACAGATGAACAGATGGAAGAAGGTAGTGCTGGTATTCTTGAAGAGGATGATGATGAAAGATTGTTAAAACCTAATGAAACGAAGAAAGCGTTGGAGATTATTACACGAGCGTTAGACAAAATATCCAAAGAAAAAATGACATGGACTGGCCCTAAAGGGTTGGGAATAGATGTAGGTACGCCCCAAGAATCACCTCGTGGCCCTACACAACTTCGTGACGAGTCCACCCTTCCCGATTTTGACGGCGAAAAGAAAATTACCGATGAAACAAAAGAGAAGAAAAAAGATAGACTGAATCACATTCAAGTACAAACTGACGAAGGTGAGAATTTGTCTATAGACTACGACAATGACCAGCCTTTGTTATCTCGCTCTTAACGAGCAGTATAAATACCATAAGAGTCAGTCGGAAGGTTAATGCTAAGTATTCAGCGACCCAGTGACGGTATCACTCTTCTAAAGAGTGGTAACGATTTGGTAGTTGCTGGCTACGCATCGGTTGAACTTGTTGATAAACAAGGTGACCTTATTACTCGTGGTGCTTTGAGTGACGCTTTTGACGGTTTCATGAAAGGCGATAAATACCGAAATGTGCAACTGGCGCACTCCAACATACAAGTTGGAGAAGTAATTGACAGTTACATAGATTCTAACGGACGAATGTGGAAATCCGAATGTGATGACACAGGAATGTTCGTTGTAGTACAACTCCGCAATGATATAGAGAAGGCTCGTGAAGTAGCCGCCGAAATCCGCAAGGGCAACCTTCGTGGATTCAGTATTGGAGGACAAGCGTTCAAGCGAGTCCGTAAATCCGATATGGAAAAAGGTGACTACCAAGAGATTTCAAAAATGGAGTTGCATGAGGTAACGATTTGTGAAAAGGGTATTAACCCCGAAGCACAATTCCGAATTTTGAAGGAGGACACCACTATGACAAACGAAAACAGTGATTTGACAGGAATTATGTCACGCCTTGAAGCCCGATTGGACGCTATGGAAAAAGGGGAACTACCTCCTGCTCTCAAAGAGTCTATGAAAGACAGCAAGGCTGATGAAGAAAAGAAACCCAATGAAGAAAAAGGTGACGAAATGAAAGAAGAAAAGAAAGAGAACCCCTTTGCAAAGGGAGAATACAGCGATGTTATCTCATCGGAATACTTGAGTTGGATGGAAAACACCCTCAAGTCTGCTGGTGTTGATACCTTCGCCGCTCGTGACCACTTTGACGCTCTTGAAAAGGCGCAACTTGGTGGCTTTGATAACCCCGATGCCGTGGACGGTGCTGATTACTTCGGTGGTCAAGTTCGTGGCCGTGGACAAGAAGGTGGTTCACCATCTACTGGTGCAATCAACGCTATTACCGCCTCCGGTGGAAAAACACCTTCCGGCGCACTTGGCCCTGCTACCTTGTCCAAAGGATACCTTAACCATGAAAATGTGAGCGATGTTGATATTGAAGCCGCTTACGAAGTTTACAAAGCCGCCGCTTCGGAACAATCTTTCCGAAACGACCTTGAAGGACATTTCGCTACCCGCTTCCAAAACGAAATGGAAGTTGCAAAATCACAGGCTGACAAAGCCGCCTTTGACGCACGAGAACCACTTTCGGAAATCGTGAAGTCCATTGAGCAACTTTCGGAGCGCATTGACAACATTGGTACTGGAACTACTTCCACTATCCAAAAGTCAGTCTCCACCGTTGATGTCCCTTCCACGCAAGACCTCGCCAACATGGGTTGGGATGAGGTTCACTCGCTTGCACAGCGAACCTTGCGAGGGGTTGAAATTAAAAAAAAGAAATGAGGTGAATTATTATGGCACGAGATTATATTAGAAACATTACAGACATGGAACGATACTACTATGGCGCAGGAAACGCTATGGGTTACTCCTACTCCGGTAGCGAATTGCTCAAGGCTGATGCACCTATGCTATCAACCACTGCTGGTACATACCAAGCAATCTACGGACGCAAAGTTTGGAGTCAGTTGAACCAAGAGTTCAACGCCTTCTCCATTCTACCAAAGCGACCGTGGGAGCGCAGTGGATGGCGAGTTATCACCGAGCGTCCTTCCTTTACGGTTGGCGGCGGTGTTGCAGAAAACGCAACTCTCCCCGACACCACCAAGCCTACCTTCCAACACATTGCCGCAAAACCAAAGACTGTTGTACACACCTTTGACATGAGCGAAACCGCAATGTTCCTTTCCGACAAAGATGACGGACTTGGTGACATTCGTGCAATCCTTAAGGAAGAAATGGGTAAGCACCACGCAGAACACATCAACAAGATGCTCACTGTTGACAAGGCCACAGTTGCCGGAAACGACTTTGAGTCCCTTGACCGTGTTACCACTGGTGCCTCCGCTGGCTCCGCAGAAGACATGTACAGCATTGACCGAAGTGCAAACTCTTGGTCACTTGCAGAACATGACGAAAACTCCGGTACTGACCGAAACCTTTCACTTGACCATTTGGACACTTTGTTCCAAAAGACATGGACTCGTGGTGGAAATCCAAAGGTCATCCTAACTGGATACGACACTTTGATGCGCCTTCAACAACTCCTACAATCTCAACAACGATTTATGGAAGAGAAGCGTGTTACCCCTACCTACAACGGTGTTAAGGGTGTTCCCGGTCTTGAAGCAGGATTCATTGTTGCAACATACAATGGTGTCCCAATCATTCCATCTAAGGACATTGTAACGGACACATTGAGCCGTATGTACTTCCTTGACACTGATTACTTGTACTTTAGTACAGCAATTCCAACCCAATACTTTGAGAGCGGTATTGAAACTGGCGACCCGTTCGCTATCAACCGCCTCGGACAAGAAGGAATGTACCGTACTATGGGTGAACTATGGACGACATTCTTCGGCGGTCACGGCTCTATCCGTGACCTCAAGTGAGGGTTGAAAACAAAAAAAATATGGATGTGTAATATATGACAACAGAGTTAATGAATGAAACAAAAGGCTTAATTATATCATTTGATGATGGCGATTTTACCACTGGAACCGTAGAGGTTCTTTTGGACTTGGATATGC